AAAGCTGTTTTAAACCTGTCTTCTTCAACACCTCTGTTTTCATCAAACTTCTCACGACCCTGCTCACCAAGATTACGGTTAAATTCATCACCGGATTCATCAGCAAACGCATTCTGGCGAATTTGTTCAGCAGCAAACGCCTGATTTTTAGCATCCACAGCACGTTTAGCGTTCTTACCCTCATGACGGGATTGAAGAGCAGTGCCACCTGCTGATGAAGCCAAACCCGCAATCAAAGCTATTTCAGCACCCGTACACATTTAACTTCTCTCCCAATCAAAACGGTGAAATAAACCATTTTTCACACCCATTTCTTCAGGATCATGTATCGTGAATCCCATTTTTCTCAACCATATTTTAGTCATTTTATTTTCACTGAACACGTTAGAATATATGTAACCCTCTGTCTTCTTCAACTCCTCAAACCTGCTTGATATAGCTCTAAAGAAATCACGACTATATTTAAATATCAGGTTTGTAGCCATTACCCACACCAAACATCTTCCACCACCTGAAATTGACCCACCGAAACCAATGATTCCTTCTTCATTTTCCAATACAACGGTTCTGTCAAAAGCATAATCAGCTTGTTCAAACCATTCCTTCACATTCATCCCAAACATCGCATCTATTTCTTTCCGATTAATATTAGTAATATTTTCTTTCAGATAATCCAAATCATCTTTTTCAATTTGTCGAATATTTGTCATCCACCGTACACACCACTCTTAGGGTTTGAACCACCATATGATTGAACACCTGTGCCTTGATTATATCTTCCGGCATTACGGATTGCCGCAACATTGCCTAAATTATCAAAGAAGTCACCAAACGTGTTTGCCAGAGGTGAAGACGGTGCTGCCGGTTGCAAGAATTGAGCAGCCGATGCAGCCGCAGAAGCAGCACTACCGGGATCAGCAGAAGCGCGATTATCAGCATAAAGCTGAGACTTGCGGGTATCAATATCACCTCTTAACTGATTCGTTGCACCAATTGCTCGACCGGTCACTGCTTGACCTTGTTGAGCATAATATTTTTTCAGATCAGACAACTGATCAGCACCCACAGAACCAGTCAAGTTACCGGTCTGAGCCAATTGTAAGGTGAGGCGTTTTACAGCATCCCCATATTGATCATTCAGTTGCGGGGTATAATAATCTTGATATTGATCTTGATGTCCCTGATAAAAATCATCATTAAAACCGGAAAATTGTTCATCAATCCCTAGCTTACCCTGAGCTATTCTTGCTTGACGCTGAGCTTCTGCTTTAGCCGCTATTGCAGCTGAATTGTCCCTTGGGGGACTACCTCCCATGCACATTGTTATCCATCCTCAAATGTTCCAGTATAATGCATGGCGAGTGCAGATAACGTTGCCCTTCCTGCCGCAGAACAGGTAAGATTTACTGCGAAGAGACTTGTGACACCGGTTAAACCAATACGCGGGTCCCCATAAGTTGTCCCACTAAGAGTACCCTGATGAACAATAACATCTTCGTTACCAGGGTCCATTAGAAGATCTACCTCCCAATCATTTATAGCAACAATATCAATTCCAAGCAACTCTTTAAACGCTGCCGGATTGTCTGCACCGAAATATGGGAACTCAAGTAAACACACATCTTCGTCTACATCAGGATATGTCGCATTGGTCGGACCACCATATAAATATAAATAATCCACACCTGTATCAGTGCCTCTAACATAAATTCTATCACCAACTTTAGCAAAATGTTGCACCTCAAAATCAACCTCATAATATGACCATGCTGAGATTTTAGCACCCGGGAAGTAAGATAAGACATAAATACGATTTTTGATCCCAAGCCAGAAACGACCATCAATCGGTTCAACCATACCTGTTGCAGCGGCGATTTCTGCCTCTGTGAGGGTGTCCATGTACGCTCTAATGTGTGTATCGATAGATGTGCCTACATCTGACACATAAGCAGCGTTAGAGCTATCCCTGGCCTTAATTGAGCGAATACCGGACGTATCTAAATAAAACACATCGTTGTTACCATAGGGTGTGACCGAATCAGGCGCAATCGTACCGGTGTTTTGAAGCGTTTGAAGAAAGACATTTGCAGTGCTATCTTCTGATATTGACCATATACGAATATTATTTTCTGAAAATATAGCCATTAAACCTTGATACTCTGCTGCAACCGTCAAAGTTTCCTGACCGGCTGTTTGCGAAGCCATGTTAATAAAGCCGTAATCAATACCTGAAATCCACTGTGTAGGTGCAGAAAGTGCAGAGAAATATAAGTTAGAAGAGGCTGTGGAATACATTTTCTGTTTAAACGTCAACACACTTATACCTGTACCGGATGATGCACCTGTTACATTATAAATTTCGGTTGCAGCAATTGTGACAGTAAACTGATCTGCTGTCTCGAACGTACCACCAACCGTCACGGTTATTATTCTTGGTTGTGATGCACCTGGTGCTTGAGTTTCAAGTATTGTCAAAGTCTCGTCTGAATTCGAACCGTTGTTCACAGTTGCTACAGATGATGCAAAATCATCATTATCGAGTACACCGGTGATCGTGACCACATTGGTTGCAGCCGTAGCACCAACCGTGGGAGAATTATCGATGGCATCAGCCAATGCAGAAGCAACAGCATTGTTGGACCCGATTGTAGCTGCCAGTGTGTCCCAATCAGTTACACGGGCCGTATTATAAAAATGATAAATATTACCATCTGTAAACTCAATGATTGAATAGAGTAAACCATCAAATGGTTCTGAGTTCTTAATAGAGGTTATCGCTGTTGCCGGTGTAGGATGTTGTGTGAGAAGATGTGTCACACCTGCCGGTACATTCCCTGCCTCTGAGGCATCATAACCGTTCGTATAGAGAGTTTCATTTATTGATGAAAGGCCGACTGTGGTAGATGGAAAAGAGCCGGTTTGTTTAACAAATTTCTTCCTGCGCTCAATATCACCACCGCGAGTAAGATGACCATTTTTGATCGTCCATGCAGAACCAAGTTCAGCCGCAACACGAGAAGATCGCTTGCGATCCATACCAAGCCTGATATCCTGCATTTGTACATATGGCATGTCTTAGCTCACAATCACTCGTGTTCTATTACGATTAGCTTTTTCACCGTCACGATTACCCAAACCAATTTGAACCGGTTCTGATGGACCAGTTGCGTTCTTACGAAGCTGTGATAATCGTCTTTCTGCCTGTGAGAGCTTTACCTTCGCATCATTTGATTTTTGGCGCGAGAGAATTTCTGCTGCTGCGAAAAGAACAATCATATGATCATCCAAATCAGCCGTATCAGCTTCCTGGATTAAATCACCAATTGGTTTTGTACCACGAAAATAGACTGTAGATGTGGTGTTTGAAATAGGCCAGAATTCAAGCTGTTCACCTGCACCAGTATTCCTGATATCCCATTTTATCAGAGGATACGATCTCTCAGGCGTTGAAGCATTACTATCAAAAATTGAATAATCATTAAATTCAACACCTTTTTCCAAAGGAACATAAACCGTATTATACCTGAGAACTACTTCACTGATACGGTCAAAATTTAAGTTGGAAGGAAGATCGTAATAACGTTGACCGGCTACAATTGCGACCGTTTCTTCAACATTCATATGATCCCAATGATATTCATCATATAATGTTGCCTGAACACGCCTTAAAACATCTTTAAGATTTTCGATCTCATTGACACCAACTGCAACATTTTGGGTACGGCCCGTTTCAGCACGAAGTTGTGCGATTAAATCTAATAATTGTGTATTACGAGCCATATTTTCCTACCCTGCTAGGTCATCTAAAGATACCTCTTCAGCCGGTATAATTCTATCATTTCTGTCAGTTTCCGCTTGGGACATTGTTTGAGAATGATTTTCTCGTTTGTCCATCCTGGTTACATTCTTTGCTACCGAAATTATATCGTCCTCATCAACGATGTCATAACGCTCAATGAGATCAAGAGGAAGTTGCTCAGGTACAGAACCCAACGGGCCAAAAATACTATCAATTGATTGTTCACTTTTAACTAATGCCTGGTCATATCGACTTTTTAGGCGATCTTTTTCTTCACGAAGATTTATTGTTCTTTCATATGCATATGAAACTCGAACAATAGCATCAGGACCGTGAATATATTGTGAAATTAAAACTTCAGGTGCAGAAAAAACTTTCTCCACCTCGTTTAATGGTGATCCACCTAAACGGACCGTTAATTTATAATACTGCATTTTACATTGCCTTTCGCAGTTAGAGTTAAAGAAGAGGCGATGCGGCGAACACCGCCTCTTCCGAGATTATTTATCCGGCGAATTGAGCAACACCAAGATACTTAGGATCAGCCGAAGCGACCAGAAGATCAATAGATGTTGAACCGTCCATGACAGTCGTAGGATCATACGTTCCACGAATATCACCTGTAGTGCCTGTTGCAGCAGCCGAAACCCCTGCGACAAGTGTACCGTTCAACTGTTGAGCAGCAGTCAAGTCAACCTCCAAGACGAAACCTATGTCTTCAGAAGAGTTGAACTCCGATGCAGGTACGATCTGAATTCGATCACCCACAGCCAGAACTGCTGACGCATGACCCACTGTTGCAGTGTCACTGTCAACTTCACCTTCAGATGCCGCACCAATTGTAACAGATAGTCCGTCAACCAATGTGGTGCCAATCTTAACCGTGACTTCACCACCAGTTGTGATACCACCGTCAGCAATAGTTGTCAGCTTGATGATTTGACCAGCTACAGTTGACACAATGTTCAAAGCTGTACCGGCATCAACTGCCGCTTCCAGCATCCGGTCCTGGATATAGTGCTTAGCGTTGTTTCGCACCAACAGGGCAGCATCCTCAAGCTCAGAGATGATCTGTGACGCATCACTTATGAAGAACGGCAACCCAAGAACATCAGTAGTACCAACAGTCAATGACGTAATGCTTATAGATGCACTAACATCTGTGACCGTCTTGAACGCCTTAGTTCCGGTGTGTGATGTACCGGATGCTGATACTTCAACCAACACGTTATTATCCACATCAGTACCAGTGATCGTTAGAACCGAAGTAGTGGTCCATGCAGCCTGTAGACACCGAGGTACGTCCATAGTACCCAACAGAGCAGCAGCCGCAATCGCAGCAGCCGCAGTGACATCTACAGAGAACACACCGGCTGCAGTCAAATCCTGAGATGCTATGACACCGTTTGCGTCCAGTACGTCAGGTGAGCCAAGGTTAATCTCAACCAGTGATGTTAAGAAAGCATCCTTAACAGTTGGTCGTTGCAGTCTTGTTGTGAGTTCACCATTATCGACACCATCAATGTTCATTTGACCATTGACACGAGCACCAACCGGAGTAGTGGTTGATCCAAGATATGTGACAGTAATATTTGATGCACCGAAAGACACAGTAAAGTCAGAAGGAGAAGTCAGCAAACGCTGAAACTTATCAACCCACAATGTGTGACCAAATGCAGCAAATGTACCGGCACTGGTATTGCTAGGATAAGCAAGAGTGAAAGTGCCACTCGTTGCAACCGCAGTACCAATTGTAGTTTCGCTTGTTTTAAAAGACATGATTTTGTTTCCTTTCCTAATTAAGCGATTGTTACGATGCCAGATGTATTACGTTGGCGACAAACCAGACCACAAACATCTGTTAATGCACGATACATAACGTATTTATCATGGGGA